TCAAGTCATGGAAATGACAGCTTTGTCCTGTATGAATAAGAAGAAGTAATGGCTGGTTCTGCTACAACTGAATTAAGGGTTAAGGTTGGCGTTACTGGCGACAAGAACCTTACAAGACTTTCGCGTTCACTATCTAATTTAGGAAGAGATACAGCTAAGGCGAGTTTTAATTTCAAACGTCTTAGTTCTGTTCTTCAAGAAAAAGAAAGAAGAGCAGTTAAAAGTGTTAATACAACAAGGCAGTTTTCAGCAGCATGGAGAGAACTTGCTAATAGCGTCAGGATTGGTAGCAATGAATTTAAAATTGCTACAGCAGAAGCAAAAAGACTTGATGCTCAATTAGCCAAGACGCAAGCAAAAAGAGGTGGTGGAATAGCAGGCATGGCTCGAACTGCTGGTGCTGTAGCTGCTGGAGGTATTTTTGGTGGCCCTGAAGGGGCGATTGGTGCTGGTATTGGTGGGGTAATGGGTGGTCCTGCTGGAGCTGCTGTTGGAGCTGCTGTTGGAGCGCAAGTGTCAATGGCTCGACAATCGATTGCTTCAACGGCTGAATATGCTGCTGCTTTAGGTTTACAAAGAAAAGCCTTAAGGCTTGTTATCAATGACACGAAGGCTTATGCCGATTCACAAAAGTTTTTAGAGGACAGAAGTAAAAGATTAGCAATACCTCAAGATGTAATCGTCAGGCAATTCACTTCTCTAACTGCTTCTGTTAAAGGTGCAGGAAAGAGCGTAGAAGATGCAGAAAAAGTATTTGAATCTATTGCCGCAGGTATTAGAGGTACAGGTGGAAGCTTAGAAGATATGAAGGCGGCGATGAGAGCGACTAGCCAGGTATTCAGTAAAGGAAAGGTCTCAGCAGAAGAACTTCGTCAACAACTTGGTGAAAGATTGCCTGGTGCTTTTACGATCTTTGCTGAATCAATGAATAGGACTCCTGCTCAATTAGACAAGATGCTTGAGCAAGGACAGGTGACGTTAGATGACTTTATGAAATTCTCAGAGACCTTATTTAAAAAATATGGTGAAAATGCTGAGATTCTTGCTTCTGGACCAGAAGCAGCAGGAGATAGATTGGCAACTGCCATGAGCGAGCTTAAAGATAACGTAGGTCAGATATTGGGGCCAGCAGGCGCAGCTTTTCAAGATATTGTTGAGAAAAGCATGATTCGTCCACTTAACAGGGCTGCAAATGGGTTAAGGGAATTTCTAAAAATAGGAGATGAATTTATGCAAGCCGAGATTGATAGAATTAAAAGGGGATTAGATGCTGCAACTGAATTTAGAGATAAGCTTAAACAAAATATAGGTGTTAGGAGAGATTCATTTTTAGCTAACTTGTTAGATATGCAAGAGGAAGAAGTTGCATGGTGGCAAAATGAATTAAATAAATTAAGGATTAAACAAGCTGATCTGAACGGTGAGATAGGCAATAACGTGAAAAAGACGGAAGAAATGGGGCAAACAGGAAATAAAGTTTGGGAAATGTTAAAGGGAGGCGCATTGTCGTATGAGAAAAGTATAAAAAGTGTTGCAGAACAGATAGCAGATGTGATGAAAAATGCTTTTGAGTCAATGACCGATGCTTTGGCAGAATTTGTAACAACAGGAAAAATGAATTTTTCTGATTTTGCTCGTTCTGTTATCGCTGATTTAACAAAAATGTTCATAAGGGCGCAGATGCTAAGTATGTTTCAAGGTCTACGTAATTTGTTTAGCCCTAGTTCACCTGAACCAGTAGAAGGAGCAGTAACGACACCTAATTGGGGTGGAGGAAGGTATAGGATTACAAACGCTTTAGGTAATATTTACGCTCAGAACGGAATCGTACCTTTTGCAAAAGGTGGCGTTGTCAATTCTCCTCATATCTTCCCCTTTAAAAATGGCATTGGCCTCATGGGTGAAGCAGGGCCAGAAGCAATTATGCCCCTTCGTAGAGGTGCAGGAGGTCGCCTAGGGGTTGAAGCAAGTGGTGGTGGTACTTCAGTTGTTGTTAATGTTGACGCATCAGGTTCTACCGTTGAAGGTGATGCTCAAGAAGCAAGAAACCTTGGTAAAGCTATTTCTTCTGCTGTTCAGCAGGAGCTTGTTCGTCAACGCCGTCCTGGTGGTTTATTAAGTGCTTAATCATGGCAACATTTCCCTCTATTGATCCTTCTTATAACCTTTCTAAGAAAAGCGCACCTGCTGTTCGTATAGCTCAATTTGGATCAGGTTATTCTCAAAGATCTATTTTTGGGATTAATCA